GCACAGGGCTGCCTCGCGTGTGGAGAACCCCGACCTGTCGGCGGCCAAGTACCTGCTCGAGCGCCGGTTCAAGGACTCCTGGGCCCCGGACAAGAAGGTCGTGCACACGGGCAACGGACCCGGCGGTACCGTGGTCAACCAGACCAACAACATCCTCAACGCGCCCAAGACCATCGTCAGCCTGTCCGACGATCAGCTGGCCCAGATCGAGGCGATGTACCGCGAGAGCGCCAAGGGCGACGGTGACCAGCCCAAGAAGGCCGGCAATATCCCGGGCATGCTCAAGGGACCCGGACAGGGGGACAAGTGAACGGCCTGCCGTCCTTTGAGCAGATCCGCGCCGAGCGGTGCCGCCGCGACCTCAAGGAGTTCGTCAAGGACTTCTGGGAGACGGTGGACCCGCGCCCGCTGGTCTGGAACTGGCACATGTCGGTCATCTGCGACGCCCTGATGGACGTCTCCAACGGCCGCACCCAGAACCTGGTCGTCTCGGTACCGCCCGGTTCCAGCAAGTCCCTGCTGGTCTCGGTGCTCTGGCCGGCGTGGGAATGGCTGCCCGGCAACTGGACGGCGGGCTCCAACCTGTTCGCCTCGCGCAGCCGCAACGTCTCCATCCGTGACTCCATCCGCTGCCGCGACTGCCTCAAGTCCGACAAGTACGAGCTGTACAAGTCGCTGCTGGCGCAGATGCACAATGAGGCGGTCTGGAACTTCGCGGGCGACCAGGACCAGAAGGCCAACTACAAGATCTCCTCGGGCGGCCATCGGCTGTCCACGACCGTCGGCGCGAAGGCCACCGGTCTGCGTGCCAACCGCCTGGTCATCGACGACCCGTACGACGTCGACGAGGTCATCAAGGGCAGCAGCGACCGCATCTCCGAGCGTATGCGCGAGGTCATGGACTGGTGGGACCTCAAGATGAGCTCGCGTCTCAACGACCAGTCCCGCGGCTCGCGCGTGATCATCATGCAGCGCCTGCACCCCGAGGACCTGGTCGGTGTCATCCACAAGCGTGAACCCGAGCTGTGGCGGTCCATCGTGCTGCCCATGGAGTGGGATCCCGAGCTTGCGTGCCCTGAGGACCCGCGGTCGGTACCAGGCGAACTGCTCTTTCCCTACCTGTTCCCCCGCGAGTTCGTCGAGCGCAAGAAGGGCTCCGAGGACGGCCGGGGCCAGTACTCCGCGCAGTACCAGCAGCGTCCGGTCCCGCCCGAGGGCCTGATGTTCAAGGCCTCGTGGTTCCAGAACGTCTACGCCTGGCAGGCGGGCGACTGGCGTGAGAACCGCCAGCTGCCGCCGATGCGCCGGACCATCCTGACGATCGACACCGCGATGAAGGCCGGCGAGCTGAGCGACTACTCGGTCGCCGTCCTGCTGGGCGAGACGGCCCACGGCGACATCTACGTGCTCGACGTCTGGCGCGACCGCGTGGGCGACGAGGACCTGCGTCCGATGGTCCTGGGCCTGGTCAGGCGCTACAAGCCCAAGGTCACCCTGATCGAGGACAAGGGAACAGGTACCGGCCTCATCCCGTTCATCCGCAAGGGCGCGCAGGGCTGCACCAGCGTCATCGGCATCACGCCCAACGTGGCCAAGGACATCCGCGCCTCGATGACCACGCACTTCTGGAAGGCCGGGCGCATCTTCCTGCCCTTTGGCGCCGCATGGGCGCAGGCCTTCATCAACGAGCACCAGGCGTTCAATCCCCCGCACTCGGCCAAGGACGACCAGGTCGACGCCATGAGCCAGGCCCTGCTGTACCTGGACGAGAACCATTCGGACTTCGTGCACCGGTTCGCCGGGGCGGGCACCGTCATCGAGATGGGGCCGACCGGCCACGTCGACGTGTACGACCCGCGGGTCGACGCGCACCTGGCCAGAAAGGAGCTCTCGACCGCACGCGGCGGTACCTTGGGAGCCGCTACCACGCAGGGCGTGCAGGTCGACCAGGGCGCGGTGCTGTGGGCGGAACTGATGGGCATGCACAACGGATTTGAGACGTTCGACCCGGGCGACATGCGGCCGGTGTCCGACCTGGAAAGGGGTATGGACAACGACGAGTAGGGTTGGTATTATGCAGAGAACGCCGCAACGGCACTGCGAGGAACCATGAGCATGTTCAGCTACTTAGACCTTCTTGTCCGCCGAGCAACAGTGCGGTTAATCGTCGGCCTCGCGTACCGTGCGGTGGACCTGTCCTCGTGGCTGTGCTCCAAGGTGTTCGGCATCCCGACCTCGCACATCCTGATGGTCATGTCGGACATCGAGAGCAAGAAGGTCATGGCGCTGCAGAACGTCAACGTCATGACCACGCACTCGGGCGACGCGCTGTCGCTGCTGCGCGACCACCACAAGATGCTCGCCGACACCGTGACCGAGAAGGACGCCGAGCGGCTCAAGCTGGCGGATGCCAAGCCGTCCAAGGTCGAGCCGGACCCGGCCGCGCTCGACGACCTGACGCAGGTCCTGCAGGCGGCGGCGGTCCACGAGATCGGCGAGCGCACGCTGGTCGTGCTGGACTGCGCCGAGTCGGCCATGGACCGGCCGGCGTTCCGTCAGGCCCTGTCCCTTATCGCCCAGAAGACCAAGGCCCACATGGTCGTCACGGGCGCGGACATCCGCGCCGTGCAGGCCATGGACGTGCCCACTGACGGACTGGTCGTCGTGCACACGGACAAGGAACTGGAGAACCCGCGCTTTGCCCGCACGCTGCAGGAGCAGCTTCGCAAGGAGCGCGGGGACAAGGTGCGCGTCTCCGTCATGGTCGCACGGCAGCCGGACAAAGAAGCCAAGTAGCCAAGCCGCGATCATGGCGCTAGACTATCCGGGGTACGTCTGTCAACCCCATCCCTGAGGCAGCCATGGCGATCTTTGATATCTGGCCCAAGCGGATCCGTGACATCGACATTCAGCAGGCGCAGGCCGAGCTGGACGCGATGGAGCAGGATCGTATCCGCAAGGCCGACAGCCTGCTGACCGAACAGGTGATCAGGGAGTCCGTCGAACGGCAGGTCCGCGAGGAGCTGGCGACGACCAAGCACAGCAATCCCGTCGCCGCCAACCTCGACTGGCTCGACCCGGTCCTGATGGTCGACCCGGCCGTGCAGGGCACCCAGCACCCGGGTACCCGCGGCGCAGCGATGTCCTTTGAGATCCTGCGCGGCATGGCGGCGGTCCCGGTCATCGACGGTATCATCACCACCCGCCTGTCGCAGCTGGCGCCCTTCACGCGGCGCATGCGCAACCACAACGAGCCCAGCTTCTACGTCCGCATGCGCGACCGCGGCAAGCCGCCGAGCACCGCGGCCCGCAAGAAGATCGCGGCGCTGGAGGCGTGGATCGAGACCTGCGGCGACCCGATGGCGCAGGAGGACCCGACCTTTGAGACCTTCGTCGCCAAGATCATGCGCGACTCGCTCACGCTCGATCAGGCCTGCGCCGAGATCCTGCTGGACAAGAAGGGCAACCCGGCGGCGATGATCCCGGTGGACGCCGCGACGATCCGCTACGCCCTGCCCTCGGAGAAGGAGATGCTCGCGGGCCGGCGCTCGACGCTGGAACGCAAGTACATCCAGGTCCTCAACACCAAGAAGGTCGCCGAGTGGGAACCCGAGCGCTTCATGTTCGGCATCCGCCGTCCGCGCACGGACCTCAACTCCAACTTCTACGGCTGGCCCGAACTCGAGGTCATCGCCCGCAACGTCAACTACCTGCTGCAGGCCGAGTTCTACAACGCGGCCAACTTCACCAACGGCATGCACGCCTCGGGCATCATCGCCATCATGAGCGCGATGGACAAGCACGCGTTCTACCAGCTGGACATGAAGATGCGCCAGGCGCTGTCGGGCGCGCACAACGCCCACCGCACGATGTTCCTTCAGCTCAATCCCAACGAGAAAGAGGACATCAAGCCCATCCAGTTCAGCCAGACCAACAAGGACATGGAGTTCAGCAACTGGGTCAGCTGGCTGCTCAAGATTGTCGCGGGCGCCTACCAGATGGACCCGGCCGAGATCAACTTCATCTACGGCAACGAGAACCAGCGCAGCACCCTGGGCAACGTCGACGCCCAGGACCGCATCTCCGCCTCCAAAGAGCGCGGCCTGCCTATCCTGCTCTCCAAGCTGGCCTCGTGGCTCAACCGCAAGGTCATCTACCGCCTGGACCCGGACTTCGAGCTGGCGTTCAACGGCTTTGACGAGAAGAACCCGCTGACGCAGGCGGATCTCGACGAGCGCATGCTGCGCACCAGCATCTCGCTCAACGAGCTCCGCGCCCAGCAGGACCGCCCGACACTGGGCGACCACTGGATCTTCAACACCCCGCTCAACCCGGTGGCAGTCAACGTGCTGTCGCAGGAGCAGGCCCGCAAGGAGCAGCAGGAGCAGGAGGAGAAGCAGGCCGCCATGCAGCAACAGCAGCAGGGCCAGGGCCAGCCCGGCGATGAGGGCGAGCCGCCCAATCCGCCCGAGGAGCTGCCCGACCAGTACAAGCCGACCGGCGAGCGCGACGCGCTGCCCGAGGGCGTCTCACTCGATGACGCCTTGGGTGGAAAGCCCGAAGGCGGCGAGGAGCCCTCCGAGGACGAGGAGCCGGAGGAAGGCGAGCAGGTCAGCAAGTCCATCAAGGACGGCGTCATGATCGTGGTCGAGGTCTAGTCTAGCGTAGTTTTTGCAACCTGTGAGGATCACAATGGATTACCGTAAAGCTGCGCAGGATTTGGCTACCTACATCGAGGCCGCGGACAGCTGGGAGCGCAAGGCCGACAAGCTGCAGGGCGCCCAGCGGGCCGAGGCCCTGCGCAAGGCGATGGTCTACCGCGGCAACGCCCGGGCCATCCACACGGCAGCCGGCGAGCTGCTCAAGGCCTTTCCCATCAGCAAGCGCGTAGACTGGAAAGGCATGAAGGTCTCCATCGAGAACCCGGCCGGCAGCTTCCGCAAGTGGAAGGACGCGGGCACGGGCGCCGAGGGCCAGACCCACATGCTCAACGACTACGGCTACCTGCGCCAGACCGGCGCGGCGGACGGCGACGCGGTGGACGTGTTCATGGGACCTGACCCGGACGGCGCCCAGCACGTCTACGTGGTCCGCCAGCTGCGTGCGCCGGACTTCAGGTACTACGACGAGGACAAGTGCATGATCGGCTTTCACAACGCCGACCACGCCCGCGCCGTCTACCACCAGCACTACAACAGCCCGCGGTTCTTCGGCGGCATGGACACCTACCCGGTGGACACCTTCCTGCAGGCCGTCAAGGGCACGCACAAGGCGCCGGCTCCCGTGGGCGGCTGGAACGCGCTGATGGTCCCGCAGCGCATGTCGGACCACCCGCTGCTCAACGACGAGGCATCGGTCTTTATCGCCGAGGCGGAGAAGCCCCTGGACAACGAGGAAGCCGCCATGCCGGCGTTCGTGCGTCCGGCGGCCATCCTGCCGGACAACGCCGAGGTGATCCACAAGGCCATCCTCGGTGCGCTCGACATCATCAAGGGCGAGCCGGTCCGCAAGAAGGTCAAGTGGCAGGGGGTCAAGATCTCCATCGAGGCGCCAGCCGGAACCGTGCGGATGCACGAGGACGAGCACGGGGTCGAGAAGGAGACCTACATGTACAACGACTACGGGTACTTCAACAAGACCAAGGGAGCGGACGGCGACTGCGTCGACGTGTTCTTAGGGCCTGACCTCGAGCACGCCCATGAGGTCTACGTGGTCCGTCAGCTTGTGGCCCCGGAGTGTAAGTACTACGACGAGGACAAGTGCATGGTGGGCTTTGACAGTGAGGACAAGGCCAAGGAAGCCTACCTCAAACATCACCATCACAAACCCAAGCACATCGGACAGATTGACACATACCCAGTTGATACGTTCGTGGACGACCTCAAGAAGACCCGCGAGACAATGCAGCCTGTGGGCGGATGGGATGCCATCTCCAAGCTCAAACTGGACGACAAGCATCGCGGTGCGGCATCCGACGAGGACTGAGTTCTTGTCGCCGGAGTATGATGCTGATAGCATTGACCGTGTGACTGCAGTCTCCTCGGGCCTGTCACAAGGGAGGTCAACATGCTCCAGACCGTCCAGGACTGGCTGTCGTTCATTCTTGTGCTGATCCCTGTGCTGTCGGGCGTCTGCTCGTTCCTCGCCGCCGTGCTGCCGCAATCGGACAGCCTCTGGCGCAAGGTGCTGGACAAGCTTGGCAACAACTGGGGCAACGCGACCAATAGTGTCAAGGAGCTTCAGAAGGTCGTCGACCAGGTGGAGCAGGCCAAGGAAAACTGGCAGAGCAAGATTCGTCGTTAGGGGGAGCCATGCGGACATTCGCGGCCCTTTGCGCCGTAGCCATGCTCGGGTGCAGCAGCGCGTGGGAATGCACCACCGCCGAAGTGCATCTCAAGACCCACCCGTGGAAGCCCAAGCCGGCCAAGCTGGTGACGCTGCGCTGTGACGCGGACAAGTCCGACGCGTGGCTGTGTGACGATGTCACGCTGACCACCAGCAAGGACAGCCGGGTCCATCTGTTGTGCAACCAGAAGGAGAAGGCCGTCTTTGACGTGACCGGCCCCGGAGGTTCCGATGGCGACAAGTGACCTCGAGCAGCTCAAGGCCCTGGGCAGCGCGAGCCTGAACAAGACCGAGGACTTCGCCACCGACGTGGCAGCGTATGTGGTCGAGGGCGCCACGTCCTTTGCCACAGGCTCGCTGGGCCTTCCGCCCGTAGTTGCTGACGCGCTATCCCGCCGCCTGCATATCCTCGTGCAGGAGGGCATCGCCCGCAGTCGGCTTCGCCACATCCGCACCACGAAGCTGGTTGTGATTGACGAGACGGAGGACAAATGACGATCGACCAACCACTGGTTGTCATCAGCATGATCGGCGGCCTGCTTGTGTTCGTGGGCACGACCGTATGGGGCATCGGGACCCTGCTGCGCGGCATGGACGCCAAGCTCGCGGCCCTCAGTTTGGACCTCAAGACACAGGTCTCCAAGATGGAGACCGACTTGAGATCATTGATCTCTGACATGCGCAACGGGCAGACCGAGCTGTCGGGCAAAGTGGAGCACTTGACCGCCCTGCTCAACAACCTGCAAAATGAGAGCAACCGGTTGCGCAACCGCGTTGACAGCCTCAACACCCAGGTGGCGATTATCGCCTCCGTCACGGACGCGCCGGTGCACAAGGAATCCAAATGAAGTACCTTGCTTTCGCCGCACTCGTCCTGCTCCTGCCCTGCTGCAAGGAGCCCGAACCGACCCCGGCAGTTGTGACGGATGCGATCGCAGATGTGGACGCGGTCGACGCAGCTGCTGACGCTACTGCCGTCGATGCGTCAGCGGACGTCAGCGAAGTGGACGCGGCAGCGGTCGTCACGCCCGTCGATGCCACCAGCACCGAGCAGTAGACTACCCGGACGCGGCGCGATACACTGGATCGGCGGCGTGTTCCGCTGATTCGGGGTAAGCCATGAATGGTTGTCATGTACGCGTAGTCTCGCTCGCCAAGGGCGCTGGATCCTCTGTGCAGTTCGACTTCGATACGGTCGGCCACAAGATTGACGGCGACTATGGCAACTATCAGATCGTCTGCAAGGGCCTGGACGGCGGCAACTACGACGTCGCCCTGCTCGGACCTGACGAGACCTACCGCAACTTCGTGACCGGCAAGGTGCTGGCGGATACCGTCATCATCCCGGACGGCTACCACTTCCAGGCCATCCGGGTGACGTTCAATGCCCTTGGCGCTGGTGCGGCCGCCGTGGCGACCTTGTCGGCCATGGGCCGGCTCGTGCGCTACTCGAGCTAACCGTCATAAGTACCTGAAAATACATAGCCAGAGAGGCCGTACATGAACCGCTGCCTGGTCCCTGATTCTGTCCTGTTCGAGCTGTGGTCCTCCATCCCTGCGGAGGCCGGCCCGGCGATGACACCGTTCGCCGTCACGGACATCATCAAGGCCCGTGGAGCGGGCACGGGCACCAAGGGCAGCTCTACGGGCAGCATGAGCGGTGGTGGCGGCGCAGGCGGCGGCGCGCCCAAGGCGCCGTCGACCCCCGAGACCAGCAGCCCCGGCAGCGGTGGTGGCGTCAAGGCGCCGTCGACCCCGGAGTCCAAGGTCAGCTCAGGCGGTGGCGGTGGCGGACAGAGCGCCCTGACCGGCATCGAGATGCCCGGACACCGCTGGTTGTCCCGTGAGATGATCGGCAGCAAGAACTCCGGCGCGCCGAAGTACCGGTACAAGTACTCAATGTCGCAAGGCCTTGGTCGCGGCGTCAAGGCAGGCACCGAGATCAATGTCGGCTACGGCAAGGAGCAGGCTGGGCAGCAGGAAGGCGGAAACGTCGTTCGCGTCAAAGGCGTGTCCGACAAGGGCGTCACGTTCGAGCACGGAGGCGCGGAGCAGACCGTCTCGCACGAGGACTGGCACAACAAGATGGTCGAGCACTTCGGTGACGACTACACATCGGGCGTGGATCGCAACGTGCGCCGCTGGGGCAACGCCGTCTACAAGCATGTGCCCCGCGAGGCCTTCGACGAGATCGAGTCCAAGTTCGGCAAGAATGCCACCTCGGCCCAGATCGTCCAGCACATCAAGGACACGGTCGACTCGGTCCACAAGACCAAGGTCGGCGACAAGCTGCAGAAGACCTTCGACAAGATCGGCATCCACGACGAGCACGCGGTCAAGCACATGATCGGTCACGTGCTCTCCCGCCGCGGCTGGGACAACGAGGCCCGTGCCACCCTGCTCGGCGCGGCGACCGGCGGTATGCAGTCGGCTCGTGTGGCGCGCCACTACAAGTCCATGGTCTTGCGTGCGGAGAAGGCGGCTGGCAGCAAGAAGGTCTCTACCTCGCACATCACGGACGCGATCAACCACGCCAGCTACCGCGGGTTCAAGGACTATCACGAGCACAAGGACGCCCAGCTCCTCAAGCGCATGCACGAGCACAACGACGCGGCGCTCAAGATGGGCCACCCCGTCTACGAGGCTACGCCCGAGGGCATCAAGGAGTTCGCCAAGCACGAGGCCGTCAAGCGGTCCGAGCGCAGCCAGAAGGCCCAAGCGACCCGTATGGCCGAGGGTGAGCTGGCCACGGAGAAGCAGAACTTCCTGTCGCTCAAGAAGCTGTCCGAAACCAACCCGGACGAGTTCGAGCGCGTGCTCAAGGAGCGCGACCAGGAGTTCCGCATCGGCGGCAAGAAGGCCGAGGGCAAGGGCGGCACGGCGGGATTCAAGGAGAAGTTCCTTGCGGCCCCGTCGGTACCTGAGAAGTCCGCCACCAAGAAGGTCCGGGCGGAGAGCGGCAAGGCCAAGGGGGAGCATCCCCTGGAGACGACGCTGCGTCTGGACCCGGAGTACGCCAACGCCGACGAGGCGACCAAGCAGGCGTTCCGGGACAAGTACGCGCAGTTCTCCGACGTATCCGACGCCATGAACAAGGAGCGGATGGCCAAGAAGGGCAAGGTCGCCGAAGGCCAGCCGCCCCTCAAGGAAGGCGACCCGCGCAAGAGCTATCCCAAGAACGACAAGGAGCTTGAGGACCAGATCTCCAGGATCAATCCCAAGTACGCCCAGGCCCTGGCGCAGGACTTCCAGAGCCACGCCGGCAACGGCATGAACCAGTCGTCGCTGCTCGACACCGAAAGCCTGCGTACCGGCCATCCCAAGATGGCGCTGCTGCACGCTGTGATGCGGCAGATCAAGGGCGGCAAGGTGCCGCAGACCCAGCCGCAGCCTGGTCCGCAGCCTGGTCCTCAGACCCAGCCGCAGACGCAACCTGGTCCGCAACCTGGTCCGCAGACTCAACCCGGTCCGCAGCCTGGTCCGCAGACCCAGCCGCAGCCTGGTCCGCAGACCCAGCCGCAGCCTGGTCCGCAGACCCAGCCGCAGACCCAGCCGCAGACCCAGCCGCAGACCCAGCCGCAGCCTCTACCTCTGCCGCCTACGACACCGCCTCCGTCGCGCAAGCTGGCGGATGTACAACGTGACGTGCTGGCATCACATGACCAGCTCAACAAGATGGGCGGAGAGGCGCCCGCTGCGCGCCGGCAGCATGTGCTCAATATGTATATGGATGTTCTTGCGCATCCTGAGTTGCAGCCTGAGAGCAAGCAGGCATGGCAGAAGGCCGCCACAAACTTTTTCTCCAAGCACGGAAAAGATCTCAAGGTCTCCCCCGGCACACCCACCCCAGACTGGGCCAAGGAGGCCACGCCTCCCACTCGCGAGGAGATGTTTCCTGGACTGCCTAAGAGCAAGCCTGCAGAGGGCGAAGGGGCTACGCCGACCACAGAGCGTTTTGAGGAAGCTGCGCCCCCTACTCGCGAGGAGATGTTCCCGGGCCTGCCCAAGAGCTCACAATCTGAAGCACCGAAACCATCTTCGACACAGACTCCACCTGAGCACCTGAAGTCGTATAAGTCCTTGGAAGAGGCCAAGAAGGCGGTACCGGAACTCGAACCTGTTGGAAGCAGCGAGGATATGTGGGCGACTCCTGTCCCAGGGAGCAATGAGACCTTATGGGACATACACCATCGCACGAGTCGACTCGGTACCTATTTAGCGCAGCAGATGTTTACGGACGCTCAGACAGGACAACCGCCTAGCGGTGGATGGGTAACAGGTGTAGCACAACCTGCGCGCTTGAGTGGTACTCGTAAGGATATTAAACAGTTTTTGAATCTTGACCATATGCAGCTTGCAGATGTGGGGCTTATCCCTGGCAAGCTACACATGGACATGAAGGGGGACAAGAACGCTCCCGTACCTCCTCCAGCTGTGGCGTTGCCTGCAAGTGCGATCCCCACTAAGACAGGAAAAGGGGGGGAGTTCGACCACGCCAAACATCACAAACTGAACGCGCCGACGGAGGCACAAACGCCACAAGAAGGCGCCGCGTCGATGTCCCGCGAGGACGCCTATACTCCGGGCGCCGATGTTCCGCCGGAGACACCGGAGGAGTCCCAGCCCGCGGAAGCGGACGAGCCTCTGGACGAGGACGCCGTTCTTCCTCCTCATATTGAGGAAGCGGAGAGCGCGGCAAGTGCGGCTATTCAATCCGGTGACGTCAAGGCCGCTGTTGCCCATGCTACCGACCTGTACGTCGAGGCAGCAGACAGCAAGGACCCCAACGTCATTGCCTCGGCCATGAGCGCCATCAACGACGTCATCCGGCAGATGCCCGAAGGCAAGGACCGTCAGGATCTCCAGGAGTCCGTCGACCACCTGGAGGAACTGTATTCTTCGCATCAGCAGAAGGAGCCGACGGACCATATCGCCGAGGCCCACGACGCGCTGCAGCAGGCTGCCGAGACCGGCGACCCCGCGCAGATTGAAGCGGCCAACGAGGCGTTCAAGACTGTTCTGCACGAGCAGGTTTCCGAGCATCCCGAGTTGGCCCAAACCCCTGAGGTCCAGGCTGCTCACCAGTTGATTGACGTCGCGGACAAGCACGTCAAGAGCGTCAAGGGTCCGGAGCCTGAGGCGGCGCCGGCACCTGCGCCTGAGCCTGCAGCCGCGTCAGAGCCGGCTCCCGAACCTACGGCTCCCGAACCTACGGCTCCCGAACCTACGGCACCTGCCCAGGAGCCCGCGACAGAGCCGGAGGCTGCCGCACCTGTCACCGGTCTTGGTGCTGCGCCTGAGAGCGTGGCCAAGCAGAAGGGTTTGGCCCCCAAGCTGTGGGAAGCCGCGGCCAAGAAGCTGGACGAGGGCAAGAACTTCGGGCAGGTCGTCAAGGACATCAAGGACGCTGTCGCCCGCGGTTCCGTGCCCAAGAAGGTCGGCGACGACATGGTGAGCGCCGTCAAGGCCCGCATGGACGCCATCGCTGCCGCGGCGCCCAAGCCGGAGAAGCCTGCCAAGCCCGCCACCTCGATTGAGGGTCTGGGCGCATACCCCCCTGTAGTGGCCGAACGGCCACTATATCGAGCACTGTGGGATCGGGCTACTGCCGATGTGCGAGCAGGGAAGTCACATGCTGTAGCGAGCAAGGAAATCAAGGCAGCTATTGCGAATAAGACGATCCCGGCGGATACCGGCAACGAGATATTGGCGGCGCTTCAAGGCGGCATTAGTACGCAAACCGTAGATGCCCGTTCACCAGGTAAAGTACTTGATACCGAAAAGCAGCCTTCTGACACATCAAAGATACCTGTGCAGAAGGAGGCCGAGCCTAGAGTAGGCGCTGAGGCCATGCCTGCTGGAAGAGGTGGGTTGACCGACCCGGTTCAGGCGCGCAAGGACGCCTTGAATCAGTTGTCGAAGTTTAACACCGCAGACGAAATGCATGCAGCGCTGCCAGATAGTCATAAAGTTGAACAAGGTCGAACGAGCGCCGTAGATGTGCCGTATTCCGGGGGCTTTCAAGAGGGGGCACTTTCGACGGAAAGCTACGGGGAAGACCCGTATGTCTATCAAAATCGCTACATGGATCCTCAGCAGTTTAAGGGTGTGCTGAAGCTGGAGGGTATGACCTACGAGCAAGTAGTTAGAATGCCCACTACCCAGAAGTATATCGAGTGGTACAAGCAAGGACATGAACCCCCTCCGATTGACGTAGTCATTCGAGATGATGGGACACCCTATGCAACTAATCGTCGGCGAGTGGTTGCGGCGTTGGAGGCAGGCGTTGCACGTATTCCGGCTCGCGTTGAGATTGGGCGAAAAGCAGAATTATTCCAAGAGGCTAAAAATCAATCGGCTGCCCCTACGTCTTCTAATATCAAAGCACCTGCGCAGGCTGTAACGCCCTCAAAAGGTGCTGAGCCGGAACCCGCCGCACCAGAACCCGCTGCGCCTTCCAGCACGTTGAGCCAGGAGCATCAGCGCATCATTGGGCATCTCAAGGTGCCGGAGAAAGAGCACAACCAGGTCCGCTCCGCAAAGGAGTTGTCGGACGCCCTGGAATCCAAACTCGAGGCCAAGGACGAATCAGGAAATCCGGTATTCGACGAGGACCACCCAGTACGACTTGTTCTGGAAAGTCTTTCGTGGCCGGAGGACGGCGACTCCTGGTATCAGGGCAACCAGAAGGACTTAGAAGACCTAGTCCAGGACGCACATGATTATGATGATATCGAGGACTACCTGGCCAACCAGGGCGATGGCTTGAGCAAGGACAACAAGCCCGAGGACAAGGAAGATGTGCCAGAGTGGACGGCGGAACGCAAGAACGCCATCAAGGCCCGCGAGGCGCAATGGAAGTCCGCCGAGGATGACGTAGCTGCCTTCCTCAAGGAGCTCGTGCCATCCGAGACGCAGCGCGAGGCTATATTGGGTCGCGGTTGGGATGTTGGGGATCCCGAACCTGAGGATACAGACGATGACATGGACGAGGCGGCACCTCCGGCCGTTGTCCAGGAAGCCGCGCCCGAACCGACCGCACCACAGGAAACTGCGCAACAAGAAGCTGCGCCACAGGAGCCAGCTGCCCCACAGGAGCCGGCTGCGCCACAGGAGCCAGCTGCGCCACAGGAGCCAGCTGCCCCGCAGGAGCAGAAGCGCGGACGCGGTCGTCCCGCGGGCGCCAAGAACAAGAAGACCCTGCAGCGCGAGGCGGAGGAAGCCGCCAAGCCGCAGGAGCCTGAGACTGCTGCGCCTGATGAGCCTACACCAGAAGCACCTGCCGTACCTGCTGAGCCTACGCCAGAAGCACCTGCCGTACCTGGGACAGAGGAGGCTGCTCCGCCGTCGGAGGCGAGCAGCAGCGTGACCCGCGTTGCCGGCGGTCGCAAGCCTGTGGCTGAATCACAGATGGCCACCCTGGTTAGCGACCTCGCAAAGAAGTCCCCGGCGGAGGTGCGTGACAGCCTGCGCGGTTTCCGTGCGGAAATGGAGAAGAAGTACGGCAGCTCGGATGTGACCTCCGAGAACTACACGCCGGCAGAACGGGAACGGGCTGCTGTCCATCACGACGCGATTGCGCAAAATCCGGATGCCCCTGAGAAGGACCGGGACCGGGCCCGCAAGAGCGCGGAAAGTCTGCGCGCCATGAAGGGGCAGGCCCCTATGTCGACTACAGAGCAGGGGGCGGACGACAAGCCGCCGCACCATGTGACGTGGGAGAAGGCCAAGGACGCGATGGATAAAGCCCGCAAGTCCGGGGACATCGCAAGCATCCGTCGCACGACGCAGCTCTACAACGAGGTCGAGGACCAGTTCCGGGCCAACAAGGAGGCGTTGCCGAACGGGGAGCAGCCTCGTTCGGAGGACGCAGCCCGTGCGGACAACGCGCTGATTAACCTGGCGGATCCGCAAATCCCAGAGAGCCGTAAGGCACAGATCCGCGAGAGTCTGAGCAGCCGCGGATTCACCACGACACCGACATGGTTGGTCCCGGACAGCAGCTCTTTGAATGTTGCCGGAGACGATGAGGAGCCCCCGGCCCCCAAGCAGGTCGAGGCGCCAGCTCCGGATGTACAGCAGGTAGAAGAGGAGGCCTCTGCGCAGGAGGCAGCGAAGCAGGCGCAGGCTGCCAAGGAAGCCAAGGACCAGGCGCGTGCAGCCCTGCGCCAGAAGACAGCCGCGGTCGAGCAAGGCTTGAGCCTCATCGGTGACACGGTCGAGAAGATCAAGTCGGGGCAGGCTCAGTCCCTGGAGAGGACCACGGACAAGGAAATGCTGCAGCGGCTTGTCGATACCCTGACGTCCTCGGTGGAAGGGTACGACGAGAAGCGCCGCGGCGTGGCGGACAAGGTCAAGCTGACAGGCTGGCTCAAGGCGGCCAAGGACCGCCTGGGCGAACTGAACGCGGCCCCCAAGGAGGAGCCGAAGACGGAGAAGCCTGCACCCGCGGCGCCCGCTGCCGAGAAGCCCAAGAAGAACAAGAAGGCGAGCACGCAGGCGTCGACCGAGGAGGCCGCGCCGCCGGCTGCTACATCGAGCGAGCCTCAAGCGGCAACGGAAGAATCCGCCCCTGCTGCCGAGACAGCTGCGCCCGCTGCTTCCGATAAACCAGGAGCAGCAGAGGATCAGAAGCCGGAGAGCCCTTCAGACCCGTATGAGCGGGACGAGAAGGGGCGTCCGATGCTGGACCCCACAAAGGCTCAGTTGTTTGAGCGCGGTTGGAAGTCCAATCGCAAGTCCAACAATGACATTCGGTTGATCACCGAGAAAGGTCACCGCTTTCATGTACGGGACAGTTTGAGGGGCACCTCCCACTCTGTTGAACTGGCACCCCCTAAGGATGAGGACCAGTACTCAGACAGTCCTCGTAGGTATCTGGAGCCGGATCCTAAAAATCCTATGGGTCCGCCGATCGTGGTGGAGCGTCCGCGTAGCGAGCAGTACAGTCACCCGGAATGGAAATCCTGGCAGCATGCGGTAGCAGCGATGCACGCGTATGATGCGGCCAATGAGCCGGACCCGAACGCAGGCTTTCGAGGGGACGCCAAGAAGCGCGCTGCGGAAGTCTCGAAGCGCTTTAAGGCTTTAGACTCCGAGATGATGAATCGGTTCCTTTCCGGCGCTGTCAATGAGGCGGGACATCGGGAGATGTGGCAGACCACTTCGGATATCCCGTTGTTGAACAAGTTGATTTCCACTGCGTCAGCTATCCCGGAAAAACTTCGGACGCATAGTCAAGACCAGACGCTTCGGTACGCGACCAAGCGATTGGAAGAGCTGGTAGGTCCGAAGGCCGAGAACACACCTGCCGCTTCGACATCGACCGAGGAGGCCACGCCGCCGGCCGCCGCAGAGGCGCCCCAGGCCAAGCAGGAGGAGAAGCCCAAGGCCTCCAAGTTCGACGCGGTCGACAAGCTCGTCGACGAGATCCAGTCGCGTGCGACCGGCAAGGATGCGGAGCGCATCTCCACGACCACGGACAAGGACTACCTGCACCGCATCATCTCCACGCTCGGCGACATGGACGACGAGGCGTACGCGGAGATTGAGGATCCGCAGGAGCGCGAAGGGCACAAGGACGACCACAAGCACATCATCTCCGTCGCCCTCAAGCGCCTGGGCGAGCTGGAAGGCGCCAAGACTTCGGACGTCTCTGAGAAGACCTATTCGGATTCAAAGCACGGCTATTCCAAGGAGTTGACTCAGGAGCTGACCAAGGCGCATCAGGATGAAGAATCTCGTCCTGTGGCGCAGGCAGTTCACCACGCCATTCAGAACCCGTTGACTTCAGACTCAGATGGCGTCAAGGCCGCACAGCAGGTTCTTGCAGCACAACCGCAAGTGCTTGATGCGTTCAACACTGCCGTGTCGGGAAAACACGATCAGGTCCCAGAGCAGTACCGGAAAGATGAGTACCTGGAGGGTTTCAAACCAAAGGCCGAACCACTGGTTCGCGCTCGCACGCTCACCAAGTGGTTCGAGGCCGCAAAGGGGAAGGCGGCCAAGGCCGCGATTAGTATCGGTAAGACGCTGGTTACAGGTGCCGTTGCGCTGGCCGCCATGGTAGGCGGGGCGCCGTCGTTGTCCGCCCCTTCTGCGGAAGCGGCCATGACGCACGAGATGCCGACAACGGCAGGCGGTGTGCGAGCCAGCGCGGACTTTGGTCGCCCTAATCCAGCCATGTTGTCGGCAGCCCGCGAGATGAAAGAGGAAGGCGGCCCAGCAGCTGCAGTCCGTACGGATGCGAAGGAAGACAAATCAGGCAGTTATCTGGACCAGGTGTGGAAGCAGTCCTACGGTCCGATGCCTGCAACGGCGGTCCTTGCGGCGGACGCACTGGCATCCAAAGCACGTGGACATACCAGCTTTCTGCTGCCCCCACCTCCAGAGAACTTTGAATCCACAGGCAACCCAGGCGCAGACAACGCAATGCGTTTGGTGCAGAAGTATGACGATAAGTCCTACTTTGGGTTAGGTCTAAGTGGTAAAGCCCGAAAGGATGGAAAGGTGGGCTTTCAATGTTCGAGTTTTGCGGCTCGAGCTCTTGGTATGCCGTTTATGGATACAACCTCTGTGTACACAGATGCCAAGGGCGCACAGAGTCATTACAAGCAGGTTCCGTTCGGAAAGCAGCAAGCAGGAGATGTTATCGTATATCCGGACTATGAGATTAACGGAGAGCACCACAATGGCCATATCGCTGTTGTGATTGATCCAAGCGCAGAGAACTTTACGATTGCAGATGCGTCCAGCTCAGATGACGGTGTGCACCTGCGTAAGCTGCACCCCAGCTTTGTGTTCATGGACAAAACTATCTTTGCGCGCCCGCTACACTCCAACCTGCAGAAGGCCCTCGATTGGGAGTACGACATGGATGAGTTGGACGACATGGAATGGGACGACGGAGAGGACCTGCTGATCAAGGCGGAGGACGACACGTTCACGCCGCCCGAGTCCGTGGCCTCCGCGGCCCGCCGTGGCCTGGACCTGCGTGACAAGCAGCCCGAGAGCAACAAGGGCGGGACCGCCGTGGGCATCGCCCGGGCCAAGCAGCTCGCCAACCGCCAGCCGGTCTCGTACTCGACTATCAAGCGCATGGCGAGCTTCTTCGCCCGCCATGCCGTGGACAAGCAGGGCGAGGGCTGGGGCAAGGACTCCAAGGGGTTCCAGGCCTGGTTGTTGTGGGGCGGCGATGCCGGCCATTCATGGGCGGACTCGATTGTCCGTCGCATGGACGGCAAGATGGACAAGCACATTGACTCCGACGAGCAGCAGGAAGAGGCGCCCCCGATGCTGGCCGCGTACCAGCAGCAGAAGCAGGGCCAGCAGTTGCGCAAGTCAATCCCGGAGCCTACAGTCCACGACGACGAAGCCCCGCCGGCATTCTGGCGGTAGCCCAGGAGGTCCCCATGCCGTTCGAGTCCGAGAAGCAGCGCCGTTACATGTTCATGCACCACCCCGACATCGCCGAGGACTGGGTGCAGGAAGCCAAGGAGCACCACCAGCCCGTGGTCCGCAAGTGCGACGACGGCGATGGCTGGCAGGGGGACGACGGCTTTGACGCCCGGCTGCAGGACATCCGCACCCAGCACGTGCCGTTCATCGAGATCGACAAGGGGGAGTGATGAAGGTCTCCATCGAGATCGCGCAGCACGAGCAGGGACTTGCGGACGAGGAGCTGCTCATCAAGGCGATCCGCGGCGCGACCCTTGCCGTCAAGCAGGCGCGGCCCAAGGTCGCGGCCCAGGTGACCGCCGCCAACCACGAGGTGGGCGGGGACATCCAGGCGCTGGACGACCTGTCGGTCCGTATGGCGGCAGCCTACGAGGCTCGCGTGCAGAGAATGCTGATTGATATCGCCGACGTGCTTTCCGAGCCCCCTGCGAAGGGCTCAGGACGATCATGACGAGAAAGGACCAGATCGCCAGAATCGTGCAGGACCACCACGACGCGTTCCTCGTCGAGGTGCTCGGGCCGCTTGGTTGCGGTCTTGCGCCAGAAAGGATCGCCGAGCTCAGGCAAAAAGGGCTCGTCACCAAGCAGGGGCTTGACACCCATGGCGGCGCCGTGCCTACCGGCGGGACGGTCGACCCCTTCATGTTCCTGCGCGGCATCGGCAAGTACCTGGCCGAGCATCCCGAGAAGTACGACGAGCTCAAGAAGGACCCCGACAGCAAGTGGGTGGACAAGGTCTCGGAAGTACTGGCGGACCTCAAGCAGGAGGACCTGCGGGTGCCCGGCATGCACCACGTCGAGGAAGCCGTGCACATGGACGACGAGGGGCACGTCGAGATCTCCCCGGAGATCCCCGTGCCCAGGAACAAGCCTGTGCCCGCCGACTACGGCGAGAAGGTGCCGCAGGAGAAGGGCCTGGTCCCGGTCCGTGCCGAGTGGAAGGGCGCCAGTCCGATGGACGTCGCGGCGTACCGGCAGGCCCTGACCCGGGCAGGCGAGTTCTGCCGTGGCCTGGGCAACATCTGGTCCGAGGAGCTTGGCCATGTGGCCATGGAGAAATGGGACGGCGAGAGGATTGTCTCGACGCCGGACCCTGCACTGCGCGAGGAGTCCCTGCGCAGGATCCGCCGGACCGTCGCCGAGGCGTGGAAGGATAAGAAGCCAGCGAAGACACTGGCTTCTGACCTGGCCCGGGAGACGGGTGACTACACCCGCAACTGGGACCGTATCGCACGCACCGAGCTGCAGGCGGCGTACAACGACGGCGTGGCCATCGACGCCGTGCAGGCCTTTGGCAAGAAGGCGCAGGTCGCCCGGATACCGGAGCGTCGTGCGTGCTCGGCATGCAAGCGCCTGTTCCTGGACGCCACGGGCAACCCGGTTGTCTGGGACGTGGCCGAGATCGCCAAGAACGGCACCAACGTCGGACGCAAGCGCTCGGAGTGGCAGGCCACGCTGTTTCCCGTGCATCCCAAGTGCATGTGCGGGACGATGATCGTTCCTCCCGGAATGTACGTGTTGCCTACCGGAAGGCTCGTGCGCCGCAAAGCGTAGTCTGTTACGATAGGTGCTTGGAGGGCAGGCAGATGATCGACATCAACGACTTCTTTGGGTGGACCAGCACGATCGAGGAGATCGGCGATCCCGTCCTCAAGGCGGACCCGGAACGGCCAAAGACCGTTCGCAAGGAGTTCGACGACGTCCCCGTCGCCAAGGTGGTCGGCCTGCTGACCGCGGGCGGCAAGGACTTCCAGGGCGAGGACATCGACCAGACCGGTATCGACTGGGAGTACTTCCGCAAGTCGGGTTGGGTGAACTACGAGCACCAGCAGGGTATGGAAAACGTCATCGGCTACCCTGACCCTGACGGCATCGAGGAGGCGCTGGACAGCGAGGGCAATCCCGCGACCCGCGTCACCGTGTGGATCCTGCTCGACAAGCGCGGCCAGGAAATCTACAACAAGATGAAGATGCTGCAGAAGGCCGGCGGCCGTCGCCAGTTCGGGTTCTCGATCGAGGGCCAGGCCCTGGAACGCGACCACACCAACCCCAAGCGCATCACCAAGTGCCGGGTCAAGAACGTGGCCCTGACCGGACATCCCGTCCGGGACACTGCCCGCGTCGAGATCGTCAAGGGCCTGGCGGCCTCCCTGGTCGGCCTCGATCTGGCCTCTGTGAATAAACCTGAGGTCGGTGTGGATGATGTGGACTCGGGAAAGCCCGTGCTGCAGTACAAAACAGTCGACAAGGATCTGCGTAAGATCCTGTCCGATTCACCCGCCAACCCAGGGCAGAAGAAGACCATCTCATACAACGATTTGTGTGATCTTGTCCGCAAGTCGTTTCCGCATATCGGAGAGACTGATATTCGCAAAGTCGTCGATCGTATCGTGCAAGTAGCCAAGGAGCGTGAGAAATCACACCCTTGACATCACGTAACTGCTGGCCGTACCCTTGATGCGTACGCCAGCCCTCTTGGGGCGCGAACCCCTCTGGAACAGGAGTCCATCATGAGCGCACCGTTGAACCCGGCCGATGCCGATGCCAAGGCCGCCGCGAAAAAGGCCAAGAAAGAGCTCGAGCGATCGGAGCTCAAGAAGGGCTGCGACGATTACATGAAGAAAGGCTTCTCGGAAAAAGAAGCTCTGAAGAAAGCCAAGCGCGACCACAAGCACGGCAAGTTCCTCAAGGCCGGCGTCAGCTCGTACTTGGCCAAGGGTTTCTCACAAGAGGAAGCCGAGCAGCAGGCCCATCAGGACCTCAAGAAGGCCCACAAGGTCGTCAAGAAGGCCATGCACGGGCACCTGGCTGCGCACCTCAAGAAGAACCTGGCTGCGGGCATGGAGCCTGAGAAGGCTTTGAAGAAGGCCCTGAAGAAGGGCGGCTTCGACCCCAAGGAACTCAAAGGCGGCAAGTCGGATGCCCCCATCGACGGCGTCAAGAAGGCGCTTGAGGATGTGGCCGGTATCCTCGGTCAGCCCCAGATGAACCAGGCCATCGTGTCCAAGGACAAGATGGACGAGCTCGTCAAGAGCCTCGATGGTTCGGCCAAGGGTCAGTTCGAGGCCGTGCAGGGCGAGATGTACCACACCCGCAAGGTGCTTCGTGAGTACGTCGACAGCACCCGCGCACTGGGCAAGGCTGTCCAGGCGATGGGCGAGGAGCTGGTCAAGGCGCTGAGCGACATGCAGTTTGCGCAGGCCGACAGCGTCCAGAAGTCGTTGTCGACCGAGACGGTGCCCGCGCACTTGTCGACGCCCAAGGCAACGGACGCGCCTCGCGCCGTCGAGACCAAGGCGGTCCCGACGCCCGCGGAGAACGTGGATGTGGCGAAGGTCTCTGTGGGAGACTTCATCGAGAAGGCCAACAGCTGGATCGAGAACAACCCGCGTGACCCCATCGTCAAGTCGCTGGCGGTGGCCATCGGCGAGCTCTGCTCGCCCGGTGGTGACCTCAAGGCTCAGATGGATCAGTTTGGCAAGACAATCGGTCTGGTGTAAGGACCGCAAGGTAGACTCTCCTCCGCTTGGAGGTTGCCGTAAGGCAGAAGGACTGGGATCATGGATGCCTCTTTGTTCAACTCTCTCGCAGGCGGCGCAGTCTCGTTGAACGAGGCGCAGGTCAAGTACCTGGTCGCTGCCCTCAACGACAACCTCAAGAAAGCGCAGGATGCGTCGACGGTCGGCTATCAGGTCGCCCCGACCATCGGTGGTCCGCTGTCGCCGCTGCTCCCGCAGTCGATCGACCCCGTCCTCACCTCGCTCGCGATCTCGCAAGACGAGCTGATGATGTGGAAGATGCTGCCCAAGGACACGGCGACGCAGACCCTGCATGAGTACCGTCGGCGCGTCAGCCACGGTTCGCTGGTGCAGGATCACAACGTCGGCGAAGGTTCGGCGGGTAACAACAGCACGTCGACCTACGACATGCAGAGCGTCCAGATCAAGTTCTGGTCGGTCCGTCGTGAGATCACCGACGTCGCTGCGGGCCTGACGGGCATCGCCCCGGCCAGCAACCTGCTGACCGAGCACACCAACGAGGCCGCCTTCGACCTGCTCCGCAGCGTCGAAATGGACACCCTGTTCGGTGACACCGACCTGATCTCAACCAAGGTCAACGGCGTCATCAAGCAGATTGTCGCCAAGGGCAAGACCGAGGACCTGGCCGGCGCGCAGATCACCCTGGACCGCATCAGCCTGACCCTGCGCAAGCTGGCTCAGCCGACGTCGGCCCGCGGCGGTATCCACCCGACGCACATCCTGACCACGCACGCGATCTGGAATGATCTCGAGCGCCAGGAGCGCAAGTCGGGCGCCCGCTTCGACAAGACCACTTCGGAGCCCAAGTTCTACTTCGGCGCCGAGGCGATCAACGTCCTGGGCCCCAAGGGCAACATCCCGATCATCGCGGTGCCGTTCCTCGACGATCAGGCCATCATCGGTCTGCCGTCGGACAGCGCTCTGTCGCCGAATGGTAGCGGCGTCTCGGGCTCGGTTCCCGCCGGCCCCGTTGCCCCGGACATCACCGTGAATGGCACGGGTTGGGCTTCGGGCGCGAATGCCAGCTCGAAGTTCCTTGCGGCTGACGCGGGCGCGTACTGGTACAAAGTCGTTGCCCACAATGCGGACGGCTTCTCGGCCCCGACCATCTCGGCCCCGTTCGTGGGCGCTGGTAACCCGGCTGGCGCTTCGGCGGCCGTCACTGTGGCGGCTGGCGATGTGGTCACGATGAAGTTCAAGGAAGAGACCACGTCCTACAAGCCGACGTACTACCGCGTCTATCGCTCGCCCAAGAACGGCGCGGTGGCGGACTGCGCGTACCTGTACTCGGTCAAGGTTCCGGCCGGCGCCGGTAACATCGTGACCATCTCGGACACGAACTCGGTTCGCGCCAACACCGGCCGTGTCCTGTTCTGGACCAACGACAAGGACCACGTGTGCTTCTACCGGCTGCTGCCGATGGCGCGCATCCCCTTGGCGAAGATCCAGCTGACCACGCCGTTCTCGATCTTCATGTCGGGCGCCCCGGTCATCAAGCTGCCGGAGAAGTTCTACATGATGACCAACGTCGGCTTCGCCGCGGCGCTGTAACAAGCCCGCTCAGCCCACCTGAGTGAAGGAGATCCCGATGGCCTGGTACGCTAAGCTGCCTCATATGTTCGGTGGAAATGTTGTGCTGCACAACGCTTTCTACATCAAGGACAATGGCAAGCTTGAGCCCCAGCCGGAACCCGGCAGCCAGGACTTTGTCCGCTGCCAGATGTTCCCGGACCTCTTCACTCAGGTGGATGCTGCCGACGAACCAGCCGAGGGGGCCTCGGTCGCGTCGGAGCCGGCAGTGCCTGCTCCCGACGTGGCCGAGGTCGCCGTCGCCGAACCCGTTACTACGCCGTCGGTCCTCAGCTCGACCGGGTTGATCGAGTCCCCGACGGTGACCAAGCGCGTCAAGTCCAAGCTCGGAGGCTAAGGCCATGAATCTCAATCAGTTTACCACTGACGAACTCGCCACCCTCGCCGCCTGGACGGACCAGCTCGCCCTGGCCGCCGATCTCGAAGGTGGCTACAATCCGCTGAACGCCCCGCGCCTCGGCGGCCTCGCCAAGTTCTTCTGCGACTTCCTGCTCAAGAGCGGCGCGGTTGGCTTGCCTGTTATCAACAAGACGGGCGGCAGCTTGGCGGTCAACAAGGCCGTCTACATCTCCGGCTACGACACGGTCTCGGGCTGCTTCAAGGTGGCGCTCGCCGCCCCGACGACGACCAAGGCTGTCGGCGTTCTGGAAGCGGCGCTCGCGGACGGCGCCACCGGCACGCTGCGTAGCAACTTCCTGCTCGCGAACTCGGGTCTGGATACGTCGGGCGCTACGCTCGGCGACCCCGTGTACCTCGCGGCATCCGGCGCCTTGTCGCTGACGGCCTCGTCGGCCGACGGCGCCTTTACGCAGGTTGTCGGCTATGTGCAGACGTTGGTCAACACGGTCGCTCCGAATGCCGGTGGCACGATCCGCATCGCCCCACAGCCCACGGCGCCCACGGCGACCCGCGTGGAAGTGACGGTGTCGGCCGCAACGGGCATCTACTCGGCAGCGGCCCCGGCCGGCTGGTCGAACGGCGACGCGCTGGTCGGCACCTACGGTGGCGACGCAACGAACAACGTGTACCTGCTGTTCTGCAAGGTCAGCGCCGGCAACCTGGTCGTCAAGATCTCAGGCGACCCGGGCGCCACCCCGGCCACGGTGCACGTCGTCCGCGTGCAAGCCCTGCCGTTGGCGGCGTAAGCTCTCCCCTGCCTTGCGGCCGCCCGGGATTGCTGGCAGGCTGACAGTGTAGGAGA